TTGACGATTCCCGCGATGGAATCCACGATCTTGCCGACGGACTTCAGGGCGATGGCTACTGAGTCGCCGTCCCCAGCTTCCACGTCCACGGCCACCCTTTCGACCTCCGCTGCCGGGGCCGTTTCCGCTGCCTGGTCCTTGACGTCAGCCATGTCGCTGTCTCCTCTGTTTTTCGCAACTAGGAATTCGACTTCATTGGCGGGGCTGTCCACCAGGGACACCTCATCCGTATCGAGTCCTAAAAATCGCCGCTTGGGTTGTTCGGGCAAAGCTCCGCTCCGTTTCGCTAGGCAGCAAGCGTTTTGACCTTGGCTCGACCACCGATGCTAAACCCAGTGATCTTCCCGTCTTTCACTTTCTGCCAGATCGCTTTGTCGTTGACCTTGACGGACATCACCCAGGACCCGGCCTTGACTACTTTCGATCCGATTGCCAAGTCAACCGGGGCGATGAACGACTCCACGAGAGCGAACCGGTTTGGCTTGAACTCCTTGTGTTGGAGCTTCAACTTGGTTCGCCGGTTGTATTCCGTAAGGAATTTGTGGGCCGTTTCGCGGATGACGTCCACGCCAATGATGTCGCCGTGAGCGTCGACTACCTCCGGCTGGAGGACTACTCCCGTGACGATCTGTAGCTCCGCCTCTGCCTTGAGGATTGGGACGAATACCTTGGTGGTGACTTCGCCCTCGGCCGGCTCTGCTACTTCGGCCACCTCCTCCGCCTCGGATGGGGCGGAATCATCCTCCACGACGGAGAGCACCGGCTGGATGGGAGGCCGCTTCTTGGCGGCTGCCATCGCCACCGCGCGGATTCCGTCTGCAATCGCCTGGTGCGCGTCGCTCACGTCCCCGAGGATAGGCCGGGGCCGGCGGACAAGCCTAGCGGGACGTCACTCGAACACTTCCTGTTTTGGCGGCTTCTTGCCAAGACGCTTGAAGTGCTCATCGCGCATCTGGGAAAGTTTCTCCGACACCTCAACGGGATTGGCGGCCAGTCTGAATATGCGGTACTGGAACCCAGGAGGGTAGTCGCCGACCTCCTCCAACATCTGTTCAGCTAGCTTGATCGCCCGTTTCTCCGTGATCGGCACCGACTCTTTCGACCATTTTGTGTCTACCATCTCAGACCTCCCGTCCGGTGGTGAAGTCGTAAATGCGCCGCTTCATGAGTTTCTCTCGAATCGCCTTCCGTAGAGCAGGTGTGGCATCCGGGATGTTGTCGATGAAATTGTCAACGTGTTGGGCCGCGTTGTGGGCCATTTTTTCCGGACCGAGCCGACGCATCCTGAAGGCAGCGGTCCGTACACTCTCGCGGACTTTGGCCGCCTCCCACCCAGTCGCCGATTGGACGTCACCAAGGAGTTGCGCGATTTCCTCGCCATACGAGCCTGCTTGCGACCACCCTTTGGCTTTTGACCAATTTAGTGGGCTAGTTGTGGCTCCAATCCCCATGTCCTTGGAGATTTGCCGAGCCGCAATCTCAACTGTTGTTTCCTCGATAAAGGCCCCGGGCCCGGCGTAGACATATGAATTGGTCCCAGCGTTCATGTACCCATGAATTTCTTCGTGGATCATGGTTCTGGAGGCGGAGTGCCTTACAACAACTTTCCCTCCCTTCCTGGACAACACCGTCCTGATCTCCTCCTGGGCCCGTTTCGCCACATCCCTCGCAAGCGTCACGGTACCAGTAGCGGTCGAATGGCACCCAGACAAACCCATTTCCACCGCATTCCTGTGGGATATGACCATTGTCTGGTCGCCACTCAAGCCATCGGCGAATGGATACCTGAATCCGTATCGCTTCTCAAGTAACTTCCGTTGGGCTTTCCTGACTCCGGCCGCCGCCCTCTTGTGTTGATCATAGCCAACGCGCTCGCCAAGCCCTTCCATTTTCCCCATACGAGTGTCAAGCTGCTTCCAATACTTGACTCGTTCAGCATCCGTCGCTATCCCCGGCAATGGGGCCTCAATGCCGGACTTCTCCGGAGGTATAGTCGCCGGTCGCTTCGCAGGATTGATTATGGGCGGGACTACCGTCGGACGCTTGGGTTTGGCCGCCACCGGCTTCGGCCTCGGCTTAACGGGGATGACCGGAGGTTGCTCCTTGATTCCGAGTGGCTCCCACGATCCGGCTTCCACCGAGATGTCGACCGTTGAGCGGCACCGGAAGTGGTAGGGTGGAAGCGAGAGGCCGGCCCCGGCGAGCGCCCGGGAGTCGGCCACTCCTTTCGCTCCGCCAACGTGGCCGGGAGTCGGTGAGATTTTCTTCATCTGATCAATCGAGAGCCACGGGTGGGCCTTCCGGATGTGGTCCGGATCCGTCGCCCCGGCTTCGGACTCGATTTGCTCCACGGCATTCTTCACCGTGAATACCTTGCCGCTCATGTGCTGGCATTGGGGTGACGTCCGCCGATCATTGGGATTCATGATCTCATAGCGAGTCACGCCAGCGTCCTGGAACGACCGAACCTGGCCACGGACCCGGGCGACCGTCGCCGCGTTGGCCGCTAGTCCCTCGAAATACTTGGCTTCAGAGCCGTGGAACCCCTTTGGGACGTTGACTTTTTTCAGCTCGGAGCGGACGTGCTCGCGCATCTTCCGTCCCGCCTCGATTCGTCCGCGGCCGGCGATGACGTCACGGGTGGTAGCGGCCCGGATGCTCTTGCTGACGTTCTTGTCGTAGTGGCGGCCGATCCATAGCATCTGATCGTCATGAAGTGCGGCCACCGCGGACTTGTCGTACAAGTCGAACACAGGGACCGCTCCTGCCACCTCTCGTGCCTTTTTGACCTCCTCCTCGGGGAGTTGTTCGGTGAAGTTTGGGACATCGTAGCCCAGCGACACGCTGGTCTGCTTGGTGCCTTTCTTCCATCCGGCCGTCCGTGCTAGGTAGTAAATGTCTTCAAGGTCCCTGGCGTAGCGCTTCCCAACGTCCGTCGCCCACTTCGCCATCACCTTGTCGACCGACCGGAGAGCGGCCTCAATGGTCCCTCCTCCGGCGACTACTCGCCCCGCTGCGTCCGCGGCCTGTTCGGCGCGATTCCGCCACTTCACGAGCAGAAGCTCACGCATCCGCTGCTCGGTCTTGGCGATCTGGGCCGTCTCCGAGAGCTTGAGCGCCTTCGCAACTAGCGCGTCCGCCTCCACCAGAAAGTCGTGGAGGACGTCCAGCCGCCTAGAGCAGCACTCGCACTCTAGGGCTTGTTGTAGGGCGCCGGTCACTCCTCCTCGGAGGATTCAAGGTCCTGTTGCCTCCGCCAGAGTTTCTCGACCGTCCGGTTGAGGGCCATCAACTTCACCGCCATCCCAGCCATCTCGGACTCGGACAACTCGCCCTTCTCCACCTCGACACCAATGTCCAACTCGCCGTCCGGTCCGAGGACTCCGAGAGCTTTGAGGGCGGTGACGGTTTGCCCGACCTCCGAGGTGTCGGCCTTGTTCTTGACCGCCTCGGCCATCGTGAGACTGAATGGGACGTCCGCCGGGAATCCGGCGGGAAGCTCCGGGAGGTCGATCCCAAGGATGTCCTCCAGAACGGCCCGGGCGATCCGAGGCGTCATGCCGCCTGTCTTCTCGGCGCCTCCGAGAATCTTCACCAGCTGGGAGTTGTCGGTGGTATTCGGGCTGTTCGACTTGAACTTGTGGTAAAGGACGTTCATCTCTGGGAACAGTATCCGGTTCATGAGGTTGTCGAATTCGACACGCTCGGGAGCGAACACCTGCTCATCGGCCAGCTTCCGGGATGACTCGGCCGTCGCCCGTGTGTAGTCATCGGAGCGCCCTACGAAAATGGGCGGGAGTCGGAACGCTCTCCTGATCTTGTCCTGGTTGTTCTCCGAGTAGTTCTGGAAAAGAGCATCTTTGTGTTGCTGTCCGGTGAGCGGCTTGGCGTCGACTTTCACCTGGCCGCCGTCCTCGCCCTCCTCGCCGAACGGCTCGCCCTCCACGATGAGGAACTTGCTGTAATTGTCCGAGCCCTGGACTTGGCTTTCGACAAAAGACTGAATGCGGTCGATTGTGCCCTGAGTCAGCTGACCGTTCGATACCAGGAGGAGCATCGACGGGATGTTGTTGTTCCTGAAGGTGATGTAGTTGATCTCCTCCGCCGCCCGGTCCCCAAAGATGGAAAGGAGGTTTCCAATGTACCGTGGGAGGCCATAGGGCGACCGGCCGCTGTAGATTTTGAGGTGGATCATCTCGGTCGCCCGGTCCTTAACCGGGACGTTGTCCCTGAATTCGCCCGTGTTCTTGTCCATCAGGCGGTCATCGCCGAATTCCTTGAACCAGACGGCCTTCCACCCCTGGAGCGTCCGGAGGGTATGGCGGTGGACCGATCTGGTCTGGACAAACTTCCGGAACCGTCGCCATTCATCCTGGGTTTTGAGCTGAACCGACCCGTCAACTTGAAGTTCCAGGATCTTGCGATTGACCTTCCGCGCATCCTCATCCATTCGACCGAGGCGGACCTGGTACGAAGGGACGTGCGTGAACCCCTGGATCTCGCCGGCCGCGTTGCGGAGCACTTCAAAGTAGCCGTTTCCAGTCTGTTCCAGATCTTTCTGGAGCTTCCGACGGAAGGCCACGAAGCTCTCCCGGGTGGCGTACTGAAAAAAGTTGACGAGCCGGACTCGTTCGGCCTTGGCCGCCTGAGCGGCCGGCGACTCCTTGGGCCTTTCCCCGCTGACCGGGGTGACGTCATCGAGGCGGAGCCGGGACGGGAGGCGATGTCCGGTCCCGGCGATGTTGACCTCCATCGCGTCAACGCACTGGCCTAGCTCGGTGCTATGCTCGGAGAGCATCGAGAGGGTGAGCATGTCGAACGGAGGTTCAATGACGTTTCCAGAGCCAATGAGCCCTTGGAACGGATCATCCGGGTTGACTTTCGACTCGCCCGGCTCCGCGTCGGAGTCGGTGATGCCATTCTGCTTTCGGACCTCGATGACCCGGGCCCGGATCGTCCGGAGGGCCGCATGGTTCGCTGCGTTCCCGGCCGCGTTGGCATGAACCGGAATCTCCACCACTTTCGATTGCGTCATCAGATCACTCCCGGCTCCTTGGCGCGCTTCCGCCGTTTCCTGAGCTTACTGGCCCCGACAGCCAAGTCAAAGGCGTCGAACAAGTCCTTGTAGCGGTGACCCGGAAACAACACGAGATGTTCGATTAGGAGCGCCTGCGACTTCCTGAAAAACACCCGCTTTTCCTCGAATTTCGCGGAGAGCTTCCACGCCCTCGTGATCTTGTCCTTGGTCTGCTTCACGGACCGGACTCGAATCCCGGGGTGGTCATCCTGGAGGGTTTGGTACTGGGCCTCCTGATATTGCTGGGTTTCGAGGGAGATCCGAATGGGGTCCCACTTCGTATTCATCTCCACGATCTTGGCCGTCTGCGCCTTGAATCGCAGCTGCTTCTCGTAGTAGTCCAGAACGTAGTAGGCGGAGCGATCCTTGGCGACTCCGATCACGACGATGGCGAACTTGTCGTTGGCCTCGGACTGCGAGATGGCGAGGTCCACCCCCATGTAGACGTGGAGGGAGGAGGTCGGCGGAAACTCCTCCAGCTGTTGGCAATCGTCATACTGGAATATCTCGCCCTTCATCGCCTCCGTGTCGCACTGGTACTGGGCGTTGAAGATGATGACGCCGGACTGCCGGCGCTTCTTGGCGAACCAGGCGGGCGGATACTTCTCCGGCCATGGACTCCGCCCCTCCTCGTTCAGCCCCGGTACGATCTGGTGGTGCTCTTTCAGCTCGTTCGCAATGAGGTGCCCATAGAGGTCATCCCAGTGGTAGCGCGTCCCGAGTCGGTGATGTTCGCCCCGGTGAGGTACGTCCGAGGAGGGCGGTTCAATCGTCGGATCCAGCGTCTGATAGTACCACGTGAGAGTTTTGGTCCGCTGGTGTAACGTCCGGGAATTGTCCTCGTCAACGAGGTCATCCGAGATGGCAACGTCATAGTGCTTCGACACAACGGTGCCTTCGACACCGACGCACGTGATGCTAGCCTCCTTGGCCGTGGAAGTCCGAGGGAGCACCTCAATCTCGCGATTGTCCCATTTGTTGACCTTCCGTGGATCATAGTACGTCCCAAAGACCTCGGCCAGCTCCTCGTTCCCCTCGAAATGGGACTTGATCTCCTTGAGGAATCCTTCCGAATTCTGGGCTGTCTTGCTCGCGAGGAGGATGCGCAGATTGGGGTTTTTGAGGAGGAGGTGGATTGCCTTCGTGACGGTACAAACCGTGCTCTTCCCGGCTCCTCGGAACGCCAGCTGGAGGTTGTCCGGGTGGATGAACTGGTAGCGCATCATCGCGAGGTGGAACGGCTGGACCTGGTAGCCCAGGATCGCTATCGCGAGGATGTCGATGCGGTTGTTCTGGATGATCTGCCGGCGGAGCCACTCCTGGCCCATCGCTCGGCAATGGTTGTAGTAGTCGATGAGCTGGGAACGCTCCGCCGTATCGAGCGCACGCTTTGATGGTAGCGGAGCGACAGTTGCGCCCACGACTACCTACAGGGTGTGGTCCAGATCGTACCCTGAGACGAATAGGGCCACGCCCTGGCCGGCAATCACCGCGCCTGGGACGGCAACGAACATGATGCGGCCGAGGCATTCGACCGTGAACTCATACGCAACGCCCGCCCCGGGACCGGTCTTGGTGATGGCCGGATTCCCTTGAACGTACTTTCCCAGCGCATCATTCCAGAAGTAGACCTCGGCACCTGCGTTGGTAGTCCCCGCCCCGGTCGATTCTTCAACGGTCGGCTTGTCCATGGGAACCACCTGGATGTTCGCAAACCGGTAGTGGCCCATGTTGATGCCGTGGTCTTTGGTCGTGAATGGGCCAGCCCCATCCGTCGCGGCCACCTCGCGATACAACGCATATTTGGGGGCAATCTCTGGTGATTCCATCTTGGCGCCTCACTAGGGAGCG